AGATCATTAACTGTTTTGATTGATTTTTCAATTGCCACTTGTCCGGAATTTGATTGTATAGTCTTTCGTGCATCATCACCATCGGTATCAACTTCTTGAAAGTTTTCGTATGTTAAACTAGAACGTGCTTGAGAGTCTGATGTTACTGCTCCTTCACTTGCTTCTACTTCTTTTTCATTTAGAATTTTTGATAATTCTTTTTCTGGAATCTTAAAATACTTTTCAAGTTCTTTTTCAATTTTAACTCTTTCGTCGGTTGCTTTTTTCTGTGCGTCTCTTAAATTTGTTTTAAGTGTTCTAATACTTTCTTTTTTCTTTTTAATTTGCTCATCTTTTTGATCAACTTTAGACTGTAATTCTGGAACATGAAAAAATCCAGTATAGGTTTGATTGCTAGTAGACTGCATCTTTGAATTAGAGATATCACTAGCATTAATCAAGGTATTTTTATAAGAACTATAATCTTTAACATTAGTTTCAGGATCTAAATTTTCATCATTTTCGCCTCTACGTTCTGCTTCAGTATATTCTAATGCTAGACTCTTCCAAGCCTCGTATTGATCGCTTGATACACTATTAAGCAGACTGTCAAACATTTTTACTTTTGGATTTGATGTTTTTGACACATTTTTCAGTACGGCTGTATCTGTTCCAAGCATTTGAGGATTAGTATCCATACTTACATCATAACTTTCAGGAAACCATAACATATAACGATGAGGCTGGAATGGAGAAACATTTTTCTTTCCATGCTCAGCAACATATTGTTCTTGTTTTTTAGAAACAGGATTTTCTTTTACTTCATCTTCATTTTTTTCTTTAAGATCTTTTTGTGCTTGTTCAACATTAGTGTTTATTTTTATAAACAAATCTGTTAGAATACTTCCAACTGTTGGATAGGATTGATTAGGGCCTGGAATATTTTCTGGTAGTGTAGCATTAAAGGTTTTACTAGTTTCGTGATTTACTGCCATAAATTCTACATTATAGATAGAGCCTGCTTCAGTAACACTCATTCTAGAATTAGTAATTTTGATAGGAAAATGTCTTGTTGCTTTTTTAATAGTTTCTGTCTTTAGTTCTTCACCTTTAAATCTATGCCCTATAAATTCTAAACTTAACAAAAACGGAGCACCCATATAATGCTCGTGTCCGGAAAATCTAGAACCATTAAACAGTTCTTCATAAAAACCACCTACACTAAAAGGTTCTGTGACTACAAATTTACCAGTTACAAGATTGCTAGTGCCTTGTATTCCTAGATCCATAGCACACTCTAGTTGAACATTGTCAATAAAAAGATCTTTTCCTTTTTGTGATCCTGTTTTAAAATCGTTACCGCCGGATAATTCTGCCTGTGTGTAACCTTGAGGTGCTTGATAACTCATATCAAACTCACTTGCATTAATCTCTGCTCTAGTGCCAGCAACATCAGTACGTTTGTAACCACCGCTTCGTAAAATAATATAATCACTAAAGGTTTCAGAATTCTGGAAATATTTGTTATGATAATTAGATGCTTTTAAATCATCATTGCTTAATGCCCTAAGAGTAAAAATATAATTGAAACTGTTATACTGATGAAGAACATTGGGATTTTTTCCGTTATAAAATGCTTTAAGTCTAGCATCCTCAGCACCTTCAAATTTTGCTTTTAACGTATCATATGTTGGTGCTTGTGTTCTTTGCTGTCTTAAAATAGCATCATCATAAGTACTGCCGTTTTCTCCGGCGGACCTAGATGTCGCATTGCTGTTTTCTTTTACAGTTGGATTTCGACCTTTTTCGCCTGGATATCCGGCCATACTAAACTCCTAATATACGTTTAATAGTATCCAACTTCGGAATCTTGATTTCTACTCCAGCAACAAAATCAAAAATAGGATCTTCTAATTCATTAGGGTTTCGACTCTTGAACACCCACCATAAATTAGGATCTTCATAAAGATCGCTAGCCAATAGATCAGGTCTGTAATTGTACTGTGGTTTGATAACGTATGGAACGTCACTAGCAACACCAGGAATTTTTCTGTAATTTAAAATATCTAACTCGCCATCTATTATAGAAGTTGCTCCGTATAAACTGCTTTCTTTATACATTATATCATTCCTTTAAATCTCATATCACCTGTTGCATATCCGTCCATAGAAAATTGTGCTTGATCTCTTCTGCTGTATGCTGGTAAACATTCTACTGTAAATTCTGCTCTTGATGGTACTGTTGTTTTTGCACCTTCTGTTGTGGCTACATCAATATAGTCTACATCTTCGTTTAGTGTATAGAAAAAGTTACCTATAACAACAGGAACATCATTAAACATGTATTCTCCATAACCAGAAAGTCTACAAAGAGGCGGGGGTGCACCAACTTTAGGTCCACTACCAAAGTGCATTTTAGTTACAGTTCTTAGTGCATGAATGCTACCAAGTAGCATACGTGCTTCTTCTGTGTTTTGTGCAGTAAATGTTCCGACAATAGACAGTGAATCCACTTGTGAGTTCTGGTACGATTGAAACTGATAATTACTGTGTGTAGGATGTACTGGTGCATAATTTGCTCTTGTGGTTACAACTATTTGTGGTGTAAAAGGAAATACTACTCCACCTAGGTCGTCTAGTATTGCCGCAGGACCTTTTAAGTACCTTGTATCAATTTTTATTTTGACTCGATTATCTATAGTTGCTAAATGCGTTGACGGAGGAGACTGGTATGGTCTCTCACCTCCAGGGGCTAAATCCAATCCAAGCCTTTGTAGGTTTTTATCGCCAATAAGTTTTCCTAAACCTCGTACTGCGCCGGGGTTTTGTCCGATACCTGTTGCTTGTGCGGCGCTCTTAGCGAACTTACCACCGAAACTACCTACTTTGTCTATAAAACTGTTTGGATTATTTCCTGCCATATTTTGGTTCCTTTTTATAACAATATTTATTGCTTTTTTTAACTGCGTAGTTTATAATACTTATATTAATCGGAGAATCTAATGAAAAGAACGAAATACTTAACAAATAAAGATCTACTATCAGAGATTCATATCAGCAAGTGTACTTATTGCTCGTTTGTAGACGACGAACATGCACAACATGACATAATTTTACCAAGTTTAGAAAAAGTTAACAGACTTAGTATTGCACAGGCAAAGCGTAATCAAGCCGACAGAATCGGTAAAGCCGCATATGAAAAAGCAAAAGAAGAAAAAAGAAAAGTAAAACAAGCAGATTGTTTGCCAGATTGGCGTAAAATTGAAAAAACAGACTTGATTTTTAGGATTATGACTTTTGATCATATTCCACTAGAACCAGGACGCAAACGCAAAACAAAAACTAGGGCAGATGAACACACAAAAGTTAACTTTCCTCCATTCCAACATTGGAAATATGACGAAAATGATAACTTGATTTGTGTAGGTAAAAGCCACTGGCAGGGCGGTATTCACAATGGCCACTTTAGCAAGGATCACGGACGCATGACTGAAAGCCTAGGACGCATGTTTCTAAAACTTGCTGATCGTTATGGTACAAGAAGTAACTGGCGTGGTTACACTTACAATGATGAGATGAGAGCACAGGCTGTGCTACAACTTTCACAGATTGGTTTACAGTTTGATGAAAGCAAAAGTTTAAATCCATTTGCTTATTACACTGCCGCAGTTACAAATTCATTTACTAGGGTATTGAACATTGAAAAGAAAAATCAAAACATTCGTGATGATATCCTACAAGAAAACGGTTTGAATCCATCATTCACTAGACAGAATGAAGAAGTGTTTAAAGAAGACAAAGAAAAACTTGCAGAGTTCTACAAAAATATGAGACGTCCAAAAGCGGACTATTAAGGTTGACAAAACTTTTTTAATTTCGTATAATATTGTAGATTAGTATAAGGAAAGGCATGACACAATTATTTAAAAAGGCCGCTGTGTTTACAGATATTCACTTTGGTCTTAAATCAAACAGTAAAATACACAATGACGATTGCGAACGCTTTGTAGATTGGTACATAGAACAAGCCAAAGCAAACGGTTGTGATGTGGGCCTATTTACAGGTGACTGGCATCATAATAGAAGTGCATTAAATTTAACCACAATGGATGCTAGTTTGCGTTCATTGGAAAAACTAGGTGCGGCTTTTGATAAGTTTTACTTCTTTCCAGGCAATCATGATCTGTATTATAAAGATAAAAGAGAAATTCATTCTGTAGTATTTGGTAAACATGTGCCAGGTATTACTGTGGTTAATGAACCTATGGTTATAGACAATGTTGGATTAGTTCCATGGTTAGTTGGTGAAGAATGGAAAAACGTAGTAAAAATGAAGTGCAAATATATGTTTGGTCACTTTGAACTTCCACACTTTAAAATGAATGCCATGGTAGAAATGCCAGATACAGGTGAAGTTAAAGCCACAGACTTTAAGAATCAAGAATTAGTTTTTAGTGGTCATTTCCATAAACGTCAAACACAAAATAATATCCATTACATCGGCAACGCCTTTCCGCACAATTATGCTGATGCTTGGGATGACGAGCGTGGTATGATGATGCTTGAATGGGACGGTCAGCCAAAATATATTGATTGGCCAGACTGTCCTAAGTATCGAACTGTAAAACTTTCACAGTTACTTGACAATACCGAAAGCATTTTATCGCCTAGCAATTTATATCTACGTGTTACACTTGATATTGATATTAGTTACGAAGAAGCAAACTTTATTAAAGAAAACTTTACTGCACAATATGATGTGCGTGAAATCAGTTTGCTACCAAATACAGAAGAAAACGACGAAGCACTAACACTTGAACGTGGTGAAATTGAATTTGAAAGTGTAGATCAAATTGTTACTGATCAAATTACAAAAATACAAAGTGAGCAGTACAGACCAAACACGCTTTTAGATATCTATAGGAATTTATAATGTTTAAAATTAAAACCCTAACAGTTAAAAACTTCATGAGTGTTGGAAACACAACACAGGCAGTTGATTTTGATAAAAACTTCTTGACCCTTGTGCTAGGTGAAAACATGGACCTAGGTGGTGATGATGCAGGTTCACGTAATGGTACAGGTAAGACTACTATTATTAATGCACTAAGTTATGCACTGTACGGTGAAGCACTTACAAAAATTCGTAAAGAAAATTTAATTAACAAAACCAACGGCAAAGACATGTTGGTTACTGTTGAGTTCGAAAAAGAAGGACGTTCATATCGTATTGAGCGTGGTAGAAGAAAGAACGTATTAAAATTTTATATCAACGATGTTGATAGTACTGCTGATGATATAGATGAATCACAAGGTGATTCACGTAAAACGCAGGAAGAAATAGAACGACTTTTGAACATGAGTCATGGTATGTTCAAACACTTGGTGGCACTTAATACCTATACAGAGCCTTTCCTATCTCTCAGTAATAACGCACAACGCGAGATTATTGAACAGTTGTTAGGTATCACCATTCTGTCTGAAAAAGCGGAGAACCTCAAGGAGCAACAGAAACAGGTCCGTGACAATATTACTGAAGAAGATGCTCGCATTAGAGGAGTCGAAAGTGCAAACAAGGCTGTACAGGAATCCATTAATGCCCTTGAAATTAAAAGCAAGGCTTGGGACGCTTCACAGGCAGAAGAAATTTCACGACTGAGCAAAGCAATTATGCAACTGTTTCAAGTCGATATTGATGCTGAAATTGATGCATTTACAAAATTAAGTGATTGGGAAACTAAAAATAACGAACTGTCAAACTTGCAAAAAGAAAAAGCAAGTTTAGAAGCATCACTACAACGTGCAGAAAGACAGCACAAAAAATATGAACAAGAACTCAAAGATATCAAAAGCAAAAAATGTTTTACTTGTGGACAAGAATTACATGATGATTCGCATGCGGATTTGCTAAAAGAAAAAGAAAATGATTACAAAGAAAGTGAAACATACATACAAGGCGTTGCACTACAACTTGAAGAATGTTTAAGCAAGATAGATGCTATTGGTGATCTAGATAGCAAACCAAAAACTTTTTATGAAACTGCGGAAGAAGCATACAATCACAAAAACAATCTTGCAACACTAGAAGATAGAAAAAAAGAAAAAGAAGAAGAAACTAATCCTTACACAGAACAAATGGATGAATTGCAAAACACAGCAATCAAAGAAATTTCATGGGATTATATGAATGATTTGCAGAACATGAAAGCACACATGGACTTTTTATATAAACTGCTCACAAGCAAAGATTCGTTTATTCGTAAACGTATTATTGATCAGAACCTTGCTGTGTTAAACAAGCGTCTAGCGTACTATTTAGAAAAGACAGGATTACCACATCAAGTACGATTCCAGAACGATTTAACGGTAGAAATTACAGAACTAGGGCGTGACTTAGACTTTGATAACCTCAGTAGAGGAGAACGAAATAGACTCATCTTATCAATGAGTTGGTCGTTCCGTGATGTTTGGGAAAGTCTATATCAAAGCATTAATTTGCTGTTCATCGATGAACTTATTGACAGTGGTATGGATGCCGCAGGTGTAGAAAGTTCTATAGGAATATTAAAGAAAATGGCTCGTGAACGTAACAAAAACATCTATCTTATTTCACACAAAGATGAACTAAGTTCAAGGGTCAACAACATATTAAAAGTAGTCAAAGAAAACGGCTTTACAAGTTATGCTACCGATACTGAGGTAGTAGATGTCTAAAGGCCCAACAACACATGAACTGTTAATCCAAGCAATTATGGATTACTATAATATGAATGAACGTTGGGAAGCAAAAGGCTTTGATGAAAACGGTCGTAAGGTACGTTCTATACTAAGTGATATTAGAAGGCTATGCACACAAAGGCGATACGAAGTACAGGATAGGCGCAAAGATCTCAAGGCAAAAAAGAAGCAAAACCAGAATCTAGATACTGAAAATTAGGCATCGGTAAGTATCACTATGGAGTGGACTTATCAGGGCAAAAAAATACAAGAACTTCCCGCAGATTGCGAAGGTTTTGTCTATCTGATAACGAATACTACCAACAATCGCAAGTACATAGGCAAAAAACTAGCCAAATTCAAAAAAACACGCCCACCACTTAAAGGCAAAAAAAACAAAAGAAGAAGCAAAATTGAAAGTGATTGGAGAGACTATTGGGGATCTTCAGATCATTTACAGGCAGACGTAGAGGCACTTGGTCCAGAAAAATTCACAAGAGAAATTTTATATATTTGCAACAGTAGAGGCCTAATGAGTTATCTCGAGGCTAGAGAACAATTTGAACGCCGTGTATTAGAAACAGACGAGTATTATAACGGAATTATTAATGTAAGAGTAGGCGGTTCAAAAATTCTCAAAGAAGCACTTCAAAATCTAAAGGCAATATAACAGCACATAAGGTTGGCGGGCCAGTTTAGAAATTCCGCTGAGTAAAAGGTCCCCTGAGAAGGACACTCGTACACGTTGATCGACCACCACTGTGAGGTAAGCCATCAAAAGAATTGGGCCTACTGGTTAACGGAGATTGAATGCTGTCAGTCGAAAACACTGTGTTTGAAAAAACTCCACGCAACGGAACGAGGCGGGAGGTAGCGTAGAAGACCGCGAAGCGGTTTGCGGTAGCAAAGCGATTTGTAAAGCAGAATTTTACGTGATGTCGACGTAGGTAGGGGAAAGGTTAGAGCCCCACAAACAGGTGTATAAACAAACAACCTACTTCCAAGTCTTGGCTGTGACGAACTCACATGATGTTCAAGATTAGATGGAACCGTAAACAGGTTCCGTCTGACTGAAACAATCTACATGATGCTAAATTGCTTCGCAATTATCATTCATATATAAAGAAATAAATGTGTTTGAGCGATAGCGATAACACAGATGAACGTAGTTCATCTACTAACATACATACACTTTATATTAGATTATTACCTGATTTTTTTGATAATTCGATATTCTGTTTGACTAAATCGTAACAGATTTGACGTTGGTCTGGACTAAGGTTGTATGATTGATCAATTGAGATACCGCCACGCATATACCAAGTTAATTCGATTATGTCTTTTTCTATTGCTTGATATTCTTTTTCGTAACGTTTTAAAAGGGCTGAAATCTCGTCAGGCGATTGACATTGTCTTACTTCAAAGCGAAAAAACTTGATTGATTAAACACCATTGGAATTTCAAACTTTTCCGGTGCTCCCTTTTCTTGCATTGCGGCTGGAACTACAACAGTTTGTTGTGGTAACTCGAACAATTCACGTCTTTCCTTTAGTGCTAGTCTAATAGTTTCAAAATCCTGTACAGGAAGACCATTTAAAAACTCTTTAATTGCTAGATTGTTGTATTCTATATTGCCATCTGGCATTTCTATTGCTTTAACTTGATTGGTTACTAGTTCAATGTTTGTTTCGCTAATAGCGTCAAACACTTTTTTCATTTCTTCTTTGCGGGCCTCTAGAGGTTTAGTGTTGTCACGCATCATTGCAATAAATTGATTTGTTTCAAAATTTTGTTGCTCGTATATGTTTTGATCTTTAAACTTTAAAGGTGCTGTATGCAATTTGAGATCGTTAAACTCTACTATAGGTTGCCATAATTTTCCTCTAAAACTGTCAAGTATGCTGACCAAATCAATTTCGACATCCAGATCTTCATCATCTTCAACGCCCGGAACTTTTACACTCATCTTCATTTTTTCACCATATGTTGCAATTCTAATAGCAACTAGTACAGCATCAAGATCAATTAATGGAATTTCCCATGGATCGTCGATCATTGGAATACATGATTTAATACAGGCATATATGCTTTCTCCATTCATTAGTGCATCTGGAGTACGCATCATCAGTTCGTCTTTAGCGGTCATGCTAAGAACCGGAAGTTCGCCAGAACCAGACTTTTCAGTAGGATTTTGACTGTAAAATCTACCTTCGCTAGGCAACCTCAAGTAGATTTTGGGTTGTCTGCTATAATTTTTTAAAAGTTCTGACACTGGTTTTTATTCTCCATAAATAAACATATACAATAATATGTACCATTTTTATTTATATGCGTACTTTATTCGAGGAATAAAATTGAATGGCAGATAATCAGGATTTAATCGATTTTTTAAAGCAACTAGGCGGTGGCAAAGGTCCAGCATCAGAAGCAACAATGAGTGCAGTTGCAAACAAACTAGGTATAGCGGTCGATGGTGGCAACAAGTTGACAATGCAAAACGAAGGTGCTACCAAAAAGGTAATCGATAAAGTGTTGCAATTTGCCAACGTAGCAGGTAGTGCAACTAAAGTACTAGCCGGAGCAACTGAATCAGTTGTTGATTTCAGCAAGGAACAGCGTAAAGCCTCTCAGGTAATGAAGGACTTTACCAGTGTTATACCTATTATAAGCGGATTAGGAAGAACAGCAAGTGCATTACTAGGCATTCTAGATGACAATCAAAAAGCATTTAACAGTTTATCCACATCGGGAATATATGCAGGTAAGCAGTTCAACTCGTTAAGCAAAGATGCCGCCGCACTGGGTATTGACCTAGGAAAGTTTACAGGTAATCTACAAGCCGCGGGTGGCGATATTGCACGTTTAGGAGGACCAGCCGGCCTAGCGTTTGTTATTGATCAAAGCAGAAAAGCGTTTGATGCAAATGCAGAATCGTTAGCAATGTTTGGATATAACTTCGAAGAAACTAACGAAAAGTTTATGAGTTTTCTAAATCAAAATTCTTTAGCCATGAGATTGTATGGAAAAGAAAATGTTAATCTTACCAAAGGTTCAAAAGATTACAGTGTATTTTTAAGAAGACTTGCAGAGTTAACAGGAGACCAAGTCGACGAAGCAGAAGATCAAATCAAAAAAGCCAGAGCAAATAATATTTTTAATGTGTTCATGCAGAGTATTAAAGATCCTAAGGTTAGAGCCAAATACGATCAGATTGTAGCAACCTATGGTCAGATGTATGGAGAACAAGGGCGTGAGTATGCAATGTCAGTACTTGCAGGATTTGAACCTATGACCAGAGGTGCTCAACAAATAGGTGCTATGGTACAAGGTCTAGATGGCGATCTAAGAAAACATAGAGAATTTGCAAACAACAGTGCCCAAAGCACAGAAGAGTTTGGCAAGGTTATGCTAGGAGATGTACTAGGAAGAACAAGAACGTTACAGGATCAGTATGGAAGAGGAATGACACAGACTGCGTTAGCCGCTTCAATGGCAGGTAGTGATCTTGACGGAGCATTCCAATCTATCTTTGGTGCTATTCTAAAAGGTCAGATGTCGCAAGAAGAACTTGACAAACTGTTTACAGAACGCAGAAGCAAAGAAACCGAAAATTTAGAAGAACTAGTAAAGATTAATAAGAAAATACAAGAATTAAGATTAGCAGTTGCTGAAGAACTAGAAGATCTTTTAGAAAACAATGAAACAATGAACACTATTATTTCAGAAACTAGCAATGTGTTGGAATTATTTAGAGATGCAATAAAAGGCATGTTCTCAGAACAAACAACACTCGAAGAACAAACCCAAGGCGAGAAAAAACAATCAGATGACAATCAAAGTATGCCCGGCTTAAAAATAAATGACGAAGATACAGCAATAACAAAAACACTTAAGATTATGGCTTCTTATCTATTAGACATTAAAGACAATACTAGCCAATTATTTGGTGCAGAAGATATGGGGTTAACAAAGCCAGAAGTTAATACCATGATGAGAGATCTTGCAACCAACCCAGATGCGTTTAATAAAAATCCAAAACTATTAAACTTAATGAAAAAATATCAAGAAGAAGGACTTGCCGACACTCCTGCACAAGCACAAGATTTATTAATTAATTCTTTAAGAATGTTTATCGAAAAACAATATAACAATCCAGATCCAATGTTGAACAACCTAGCAAAAAATCAAAAAGAAATAAAATTATATAATAAAGGCACACTAGGACACGGAAGTTTATTTGGAAATTTTGGTGCAGGCAAACTAGCAATGCTACACGGTGAAGAAGCGGTTATTCCTAAAAATTCTCCAATCGGTGGAATGTTAAGCATGATGCAAGGTGATTTATCAAATCTAAAAGCCAATGCATTTACAGCGGATGGAAAAATGAATGTTTCAGGTATGATAGAAGCAGGACAACAGATGGGTGCCAAATATGATGCCTATGCAAAAGAAAATCAAGGTGCTATTAATGAACAAGGCCGCGGTTTGGTAAAATCTATGACCAATTTGACTGATGCAGATCTTGACAAAATGGAACAATCTAGTGTAAAATCAAATACAACTGCGAAATCTAGCACATCGGTAAATACTATGTCTAGCGGTAAGATGGATGAATTAATAAGAATTAATAAACAAATGTTAAATGAATTGAGAAATATGTAATGAGTTGGAAAAGATACTTTCAAGAATACACACCTAAAGACACATCAGGACAGTCTAGTCCTGTTCCAGGCACTGGTGCAGGCCCTGCACGTACTAACTATTCAAGTTATTTGCCAGATGTGTACACAGGTCATCCAAATCGTATTGAACGATATGGTCAATATGAAACAATGGATATGGATTCGGAAGTAAATGCCGCTCTTGATATTCTTGCAGAATTTTGTTCACAGAAAAATGCAGAAAACAAAACACCGTTTACAATTACATATAAAAAGCAAGGTACTAGCACAGAAACAAAAGTTCTAAAACAGTATTTGCAACAATGGTGCGATCTAAACAACTTTGAAAGACGTATTTTTAAAATTGTTCGTAACGTATTCAAATACGGTGATGCATTTTTTGTTAGAGATCCTGAAACATTTAAATGGATGCATGTTGATCCGTCCAAGATGGACAAGATTATTGTTAATGAAAGTGAAGGCAAAGAGCCAGAACAGTATGTTGTAAGAGATATTAATCCTAACTTTCAAAATTTATCAGTAACACAGATTGATGCTAGTAGTTCTTCATCACAAAGTGAATACACAACAAGTGGTGGAGCACTAGGACGTGGTTATGTTGGCGGTGTAAACAGTGCAACAGGCACACGTTTTGAAAACAATCTAAATCAATATGCTATTGATGCCGCACATTTTGTACATTTAAGTTTAAGTGAAGGACTAGACAGAAACTTTCCGTTTGGTAATTCACTGTTAGAGTCAGTTTTTAAAGTTTACAAACAAAAAGAATTATTAGAAGACGCGATTATTATATATCGTGTACAAAGAGCACCAGAAAGACGTGTGTTCTATATTGATGTAGGTAACATGCCTACGCACCTTGCAATGGGATTTGTTGAAAGAGTGAAAAATGAAATTCATCAAAGACGTATTCCAAGTAGCACAGGTGGTGGTACTAATGTTATCGATGCTAGTTTCAATCCTCTATCTATTAACGAGGATTACTTCTTTCCACAAACAGCAGAAGGTAGAGGTTCTAAGGTTGAAACACTACCGGGCGGTACTAATTTAGGTGAAATTGACGACTTAAAATTCTTTACTAACAAATTATTCCGTGGTTTACGTATTCCAAGTTCATACTTACCAACAGGTGCAGATGATTCTGCCGCACAATATAATGATGGTAGGGTTGGTACAGCGTATATTCAGGAACTGAGATTCAACAAATACTGTGAAAGATTACAAAGTCTTGTAGCACACGTATTTGATAAAGAGTTTAAAATGTATCTAAACGCCAAAGGCGTAAACATCGACAACGATCTATTTGATCTAATGTTCCAACCACCACAAAACTTTGCCGCTTATAGACAAAGTGAAATGGATAATGCTCGTGTTAATACATTTGCTTCTTTACAAGAAATTCCATATATGAGTAAACGCTTTGCACTTAAACGTTTCTTAGGATTAAGTCCAGAAGAAATGGCAGAAAACGAAACTATGTGGCGTGAAGAAAATACAGATGAAAACATTTCTAATCCAG